GTTCCGCCGACCAGACTCTGCAGGTCTTCCGCCATCCCGGTGACCATTCCGTGCAGGTTAGAAACCGTCAGTGTCGGACGGGCAGCACTGCCCTTGCCGTTCAGTTCAAATCCCGTCCCCTGAATAGGGTATGCCTGATACTGCCGCCCCTGCCAGGTAACCGGCTCACCTTTTTCGTTCTGCTCATTACAGAAAAAATAACGTTCACCACCGACCTCTGTCAGATCGATTTCCCAGAGCACCACCTGGGCTGACTGAGTGAGGCGTGTCGTCTCATGATGTGTTTCCTGTGGAATATCCTGCATCAGAGCCTCCTATGCCACGACCTGTTCAAAATCTGCCGTTATGGTTACCCACAACGCCCCCACGCTTGCCGACCATTTACGACAAACCACCCTGATCGGCTTCCAGTCATAAGGTGGCGTCCACTGAAATGCGCGGACGCCACCGTGCCGTTCCAGAAAGGCTTTTAAAGATGGGTGTTCACATTTACGAACACGTATCGTCACGCTGTAAGTCGACAACTGGTTATTCAGTCCCGCCGCACGACGCTGTTCATAACCATCGCCCAGCTTCACTGTCACCACTTTCGGCTCTGATACCACATTCATATCCGGGCGCACTTTCCAGTGAAACGTCTCCATTACCGATATGCTCCACTTAACCGACCACCATCACGGGCCTGCTGTTGCATAAAGTCCGCTGCCGCTTTTTTCCCAAGGTCATAAACCACCTTCAGGGCAGCAGGACCTATCTGCCCGTTCGTGCCATCGTTATTGATCTCGATGTTGTACTGCGGGGCAAACATCGCCATACCTGAACCACCAATATCCGCCACAACCCCCAGCTTACCGTCAGCACCACGACGCAGTGGCAGAATGGCTTCAGGTCCAGCTTCCCCCATCACACCCGCGCCTTTTGCAAAAGCAAAAAACGTCGGACGGTTAACCACCGTGCCACTGTAGCGACTCAAATCAGCCGACTGATAAACACCGCCATCAGCATTGGCTACAAAATCAAAAGGCAGCGCGGAAGCAATGCCTTTTACCGCTTTCATTAAAGCTATCTGAGCCATGATTCTGGACATATCTGACAGCACAGAAGAAGTAAAAGATTTGAAATTGAGTTTGCCTGTAGTACAGAATGTCGCCAGCCAGTCACTCATGCTACTGAACGCAGACGTGAACAACTGTTCCACTGTCCCGGCTGTGTTATCCGCATTCTCAGTGACATTCTGGAGTGCACGCAGGACTCCGTTTTTCCAATTACCCTGAGCAATTTCAAGCTGTTGCCAGTAACGGCGATTCTCATTCAGTTGTCGGTTCAGACTCTCCGTCAGCGCCTGCTCGGCCTTTCTGTAGTCATCCGTGTTATATGTCCCTTTCTGCTCACTATCCCGCCTCAACTGCTCCAGCTGTTGCTGGTATTTCTGGCGAAGACTCAGTTGTACCTGATATCGCTGCCGCTGCTGATCACCCATACCAACCGTGGCGATATCCAGGTCATGTTGCTGACGCTGAGCGCGCTCTTCTTCAGCCAGTTGACTGGTCAGCTGAATTGTTTTTTTCTTCAGATCGTTGAGTGCCGTCTGTTTCTGAAGCTCCTGCTGTTTTACATCCAGCAGCGTCAGTGCCTGAATCAGTTCATCTTTACGGGCCAGCACACTCTTTTCATCTGCCGTCAGTTTTTTCCCGTCCAGATCGCTGATGCGCTGCTGCAGAGCCAGAAGCTGTTTATGCGCTTCTGTCATCCTGTCAGTGGCAATGCCTGCTGACTGTCTTGCAGCAGCAATCTGTCCTTCCACCTGTGCCTGTTGCTGACTGTACTGCAGCAATAACCGGGTGGCCTCATCATTACGGGTTTCGCGTGTTTTTTTCTTACCGGATGCCAGGGCTTTCTCGTAACGTTCATTTTCACGTTGTATCGCCGCATCCCTGACAGCCTGATCGGCGTACTGCATGGCATTAATACGCGCAATTTCACGCTGATGTCGTGCAGCTTCCGTTTCATTCATCCGGTTCAGTGCAGCATTTTCAGCATTACGGCGTTTCTGTTGCTCCTGATAATTCCGCTCTGCCTGCTCTTTTGCATCCTGCAAATCCTTCTGGCGTTTTTTCTCCTGAAGATCGTTAAGACGCTGCTGATCGTATTCAACCTGAGAAGATGATGCCGTCCAGGGGAGTCTTTTCGCCCGCGACACTTTCTCCTGCAAAGTGGCAATCTGCGCATCCAGCGAATCTTCACGACCAATATTCATGGCCGCATCCCAGAACTGCTTCCACCAGTCAGACAAAGTTTGCAGCGTACTGCCCAGCGCATTGAGGTTATTATCAATATCCGCAGTACGCCGACCGGTTTCCTCTGCCAGTGCAGACATGGCTATCCGTGCCGCATCACTGGACCGCCCCTGCTCTCCAAGGACGCGTATCTGCTCAAGCTGAGTGGCAGTAAGAAAATGCAGCTCATTGTCCAGAGACTTCGCGGCATTTACAGGATCATCCTTCAGCCGCTTAAACTGATTTATGGTATCGCTGACCGACTGGCCAACCGATCGCTCCATCTGTGCGGCAGCTCTCGCCACCATACCGATATCGTTTCCACGAAATGCACCACTCCCCACCACCTGAGCCAGCGCACCGGCTGCAGCATGTTGCGTGATACCATTCCCGGAAATAGCACGACTGAGCGTCCACAGCTGCCCGGCAGTGACTCCGGCATAATGCCCCGTCAGCGACAGCTGGCGGTTAAATTCTTCCCCCTCCTTCTGACCGTCATACCAGGCTTTACCCAGACCATAGACAGCCGCGGCAATACCGCCAATAACCCCGCCAAGCATCATGCCTTTCGGTGACATCAATGTGTCTATCCACCCGGCACGGTTAGCCAGCGTTATTCCGGATCCCCTCAGCGCACCTAAATTTCCGCGGGCCAGTTCACCTATCAGAACGCCTATCTCCTGACGGGCCGCTGCACTTTTCAGCCCCAGCGAATGCGTGGCTTTTCCTGCCTGCTCCATTTTGCGGATATACACTTCTGCAGCACTGCTTACCCCCAGCTGGGCAGCCTTAGCACGAAGCAACTCAGAAGAAGAAAGATTCTGGCGGGTTGCCTGCTCTTTAAGCTGACGGATAAACGCCACTTTCTGTCGGGTAGCCTCTTCCTCAGCCTGTGTAAGAACACGGGTTTTCGCCGTAACCTCAGAAATCAGCGCCAGATAATCCTGCTGACCAATCCCGCCACTGTTTCTGGCCTGTCGGATCTGCTGCTGAATACGCTGTAATTCCTGCAGACCCGCACTGGCCTGTTTCACACTGTCAATCTGACGATAAAACGCAGCAGCCGCTTTATCCTGAGCCTCCGCCAGAGCCATGGCCTGCGCCTGTTCCTCGCGCATTTTCTGGCTCAGCGCCTCCATACGCTGGCGGGTTTTCTCCACCTCGCGGGCCATGCGTTCATGAGCCTGTGCGTTCTTCTCCACCGTCTGCGCATGGACGGATGCGGCTGTTGCAGCCGAAGACGCCGCCTGCGTTGTCTGCCGGGCGGCCTGAGTCTGACGCTCCATAAAACGCTGCATACGGGCAGAAGACCGTTCTGCATCGCTGGCTGCACCATTCAGAAGGTTTTTGATACGGGGGATTTCATTTTTAAACTCTGCCGCATCAATCCCCAAATCAATTACCAGGTTGGCTATCTGGTCCATAACGCACACCTCCGGAAATACCTTCCCCAAGATGCATCAGTTCTTCGTCCGTTCGCTCCGGTATCCCGTTCTCTTCCGGTAAAAGGCTGAAATCAGCCACCGCAGCATCACTGCTGCCGGACACCATTCTCACGATCAATGCCTTCAGCGAGGCAAACTGCGCATCCATCCACACATCACTGAAGCTCTGCATCCGGAAATAATCGCCCCACTCACCAAGCTCAGTGGCCGACATTTCCGACAGCATCCGCCGCCAGTCTGCCCGCCGGAACTCCCGGGCAAGCCGCATGACAAACTGCATTTCCCGCGTCAGGACTTTTCCGGCGTCAGCGCCTCATGCTCATCATCCCCGGCATTATCAATGGCCCCCATACCGCTCAGCGACAGAACCATCTCCGCCCCCGCACCCAGGGCATCATACGACCATGTTGTAATAACGGATGCGCAAAGCGTCTCTACATCCTTAGACTGATCCGCATTCCACAGTGAGCGGGAAACCAGCCAGGCATTGATATCCATCCCCATCCGCAGAAAAGCAATCTGTCGTTCAGCCTCCGGCAGTTCTCCCTCACCGGCATCAAACTTTGCCGTTCGCTGCTGAACAAACGCCAGATATTCAATTCTCTGCAGCCCGGACAGCTCACTGAGCACCACGGACTGTTTTTCATAATTAAACGTGCCCTGTTTCAGAAACATCATGTTCTCCACCTGCAAAAAAGCCCCGGATAACCGGGGCAAATGATGAGTATCGTCCTGTTAACCTGCGGCGCTGACAGTCACCGCAGCCACAGCCACAAAATTCCCGTCAGCGGTCATGCCCACAATGCTGACACTGCCCTGCTTCACGCCTTTCACCGTGGCTACAAGCCCGTTCAGGGTCACCGTGGCAGTCTGTGGATTTGACGAATGCACACTGATCGCTTTGTCACTGGCTCCGTCAGGTTTTACTGTAAAGGTCAGCGTGGTGGTTGCTCCCACTTTTACACTGGCAGATGCCGGTGCCACCGTCAGCCCGGTAACGCTCACTGTTTCAGTGCCTTCCTCTGCCAGATACGGACGCCCCACACCGCTGATTTTCACAGTGCGGGTCATCACGTCTTTTGAGGCAATGGTTTTACCCAGTGAACTCAGCCAGCCACGGAAAACATCAACAGTACCGTTGGGATATTTGATACGAAACGCGCAGACTTCACCGGAGTCGAACAACTGAACCAGTTTTTTCTGCCCGCTGTCACCCGGACGCCAGGCCAGCGTCGCCGAAGTATCACCGACTGATTTCTGCCCCTGGGTTGTCGTTTTCCAGTCTGCATCTTCATCATCGAGATAAGTATCATCTTCTGCATCAGCGGTCATTTCGCCAGGTTGCAGATCCTTCACCATCGCAAGACGCAGCCAGTCAGTGTCCGACAAAGGGTTCGCAAATGCGTCGCCGTTGCCGGTATACATCCAGAACGTCGTCCCCGCACCTTTCGTCTTTGCCAGTGGATTTGGTGTGGTCATTGCCACCTCCTTAATTCGTGTACGTGATCTGGTACGTGATTTCCGCCATCGCCCAGGTGGCCATCTCATTATCACGTTGATAGTTAAAACCGAGTGGGATCAGGGTGTCGATGAGTCCGGAAAGTGCCGGTACATCATTCAGGGCCGGGAAAATGGTGCTCTCCATCCACATATCCAGCTCTGAATCCGGTGCCTGTGCCCGGATGAAGACAGCAATATGCAGAACAGCCTGCCAGTCATCTTCATCCGTCATTTTTCCGGTGTACTGAGCATCACTCAGCCACACCGCCACGGCAGGCAGTTCCTGCGCATCAACAAATGCCGGAAGCCCGTCAAAAAACGTGGCGCTGTCTCCACACTGTTCCCGAAGGCGTGCCAGTACGACCTGGCGGATTTGTGTATGTCGGTTCATCGGGTCAGCCATAACCTCAGTTGTTGTTTCAGTGCATACCCCAGCTGTTTCGGCATTTCCGCAGCAATGATGCGGTCGCGGGCATCTTCAAATGCCTGTGTCAGCGGTCCGGACAGCGGGATTTTCACCACATCAATGGGGTAACGATTTTTGCCATCAATACGCCGCATCACATGCCAGCGACCATTCGCCAGTTGCTGAATAAACGCATCCCGGAAAAGATATTTACCCACCTTCAGCACACTGCCACGGTACTGCAGTTTTCCACCACGCCGGGCCAGTCTGACCCGGGCTGTCCCCAGCTTAATGGCGGGCAGATTGCCCCGGTTAACGCGGATCCTGGCCGTCATTTTTCCTGACGGACTGGCTTTAAACACCCGGACACGCTGACGTACCAGTTTCAGGGGGATCCCTTTCACCTGGTTATCTCCCGCAACGGTATTCCCGGCAACCTGCCGGGTGGCAACCGAGACCGCTTTCTGTGCCACACGGTTTATCGCCCATGCGCTGGCCTGTGGCACCATACGGGTATCAAGGCTGTTCAGATTGCGGATGGCATTCTCAAGCCCCTTCATCCCACACCTCTTTACTCAATAAAGATCATTGGCTTACCGTTAAAGCGTTCATGCCGTGTGACCGTCCATTGTTGTCCGTCATAAACAACGCGATCCCCGCGCCGTGGGCGGTATCCCGAAGAAAACACCACCAGAGAGACCGCAGGTCCGGACAGAGCATTCAGCTCTGCCAGTGTTTCTCCCGGGATCACAGTCATATCGACATCATTAATCGAGGCTGTCTTTCCCATCTTTCTGACCGTGATCGCATCCATACGCGCTGCCAACCGGGAAAAGGGATCAGACATTGAGTTTTACCGGCACTTCTTCTGCACTGGTTCCGGCATCTGCCCAGACAACCCCGACCAGCGGATCAGAGCCGCTGTTAGTCAGCTGAACTTTTCCGGACTTCAGATAAACCTTCTTACCCGTTTTCATGTCATCCGTTTTCAGCTTAGGCAGCATAAACACACCTTCGGTCATGCCGTCGCCTGTTTCACCCTGTGGAATATCGGTCAGCGCCACCGCAAAAACATCGCCCACCTGCACCAGATCTCCGCTGCTGATGGCTGCACTGGCAACAATCGCCACCGTTTTTCCTTCTTCTACAAAATTCTTTGCCATAACTGTCTCCGCACAGCCCCGTTCAGGGGCTGATTTCAGGTACAAAAAAAGCCCTTACGGGCCATCAGAGTTGTTGTCTGCGACGTTTACGCCGTACATTTCACCAGACCGCGGTGATCAACTGGCGCGACACCGGCGTCAATACGCACTTTCGTTGTCACGCCATCCACACTGAAGCCCTCCATCTGATCAATATATGGCGTATCCACACCGTTGAGATAAGCCACTTCAATCGTATCGGAGCCTTTGGACGCAGCCAGGTAGAAAGTGGTCTGGCTGTTATCATCAAGACGAGGCTCTGCAATAACGGTCGCAAAATCTTTCACCGGGTTAATAATACCGGCGTTAATGTCAGCCCCCTTGACACTTGAGGAGCGAATGACCTGGTTAGCAACAGACTCCATCGCCGTCGGTACCAGTACGAACGCAGGACGAATATTCAGATGACGCTCCCCCTCTTTCTGAACACGCATCAACTGGCGGGCTTTATCCAGCGATGCCACGTCCATTGCAGCGCTCTCCAGTACGTTTGCATGTTTCGCTTTATCGAACAGACTTACATTATCTGTGGAGATTTTCGGGTTAGACGTCAGAATGGCATAAACCAGATCGGCAATAGTGGATTTCGCCGCACGGCCCAGTTTCATCGGGACATCGGTCAGCATATTCAGATCATCATTGATAATGGCCTGACGGGTGATACTGAACAGCTCGCCATAGGTCGCCAGTGCAATAGTGGCCTGTTTATCTCCGGTGGTGACGTATTTATATTCCGCCCCTTCACGCACCTGACGCAGAGCACTGAAGCCCCCCATACCCACACGATGGGCAATTTTAAAATCAGACAACTGACCTTTCCGCGTCCACTGTTCATAGGTTTCAGGGGCATCTTCCCAGCCCTGCAGAATGGCTTTGTTCGCAACATCCAGCAGAATATTACCGAAGTCAGACGTACTGTGTGTGAACGCCGCACCGACCATCTGCATCGGGTTATAACTGGAAACCCCAATCCCCCGTTCAGTCAGTGACATACGAGCATATTCACGCAGGGTCATCCCGTTGTAGACATTATCACGTTCGGTTTTTTCAAATCCGGCACGCGCCATCAGCGCCTGGCGGATCCCGTCCCCCACAAAATTACCGTTACCGGCATAAATATGAGCCGGGGTATTTTTATTGGATGGCGTGGACTCGCGCCCCATCTCGTTCAACAGCTTTTCGCGGGCTTGCTCCAGCGAACATTCAGGATCGGCAAGACACTGAGCCTGCAGCGTCTGATAACGCCCGCCAAACATGGCAAACAAATCATTAATACCGTTTACACGCGCTTTTTGCTCTGCCAGTACCTGCGCACGGATACTGTTTTCATCCACCACAGGTGCTGCTGCCTGCACTGGCGTCCGGGAGGCTACAGGTTCATTATCCTGTACGCGTGGAGCACTGTTGCGTGGCGGAGTAATCATGTTTCGAATGGATTCCGGCATCTTTTTAAATTCCTCTGTACGTTTTGACTGAATACATGCCATTGCCTTAACGGCTGGCGTTACCTGATCAGCAAATCCATGTGCCAGACATTCGGCACCGGACATCCAGGTCTCATCCGCCAGCATGGCAGCAATTTCATCGGTGGTTTTCCCGGTTTTCTGTGCATAAGCGGGTAACAGAACCGCCTCAACCTTATCGAGCAGGTCGGCATAGGTGCGCATGTCCTCCGCATCACCGCCCGTAAAGCCAAATGGTTTATGAATCATCATGAAGGTGTTTTCCGGCATAATGACCGGGTTTCCCACCATCGCAATGACCGACGCCATTGACGCCGCCACACCGTCGACATAAACGGTAATGGACGCCCCATGTGTTTTCAGCGCATTAAAAATGGCGATGCCTTCAAAGACATCGCCACCCGGTGAATTAATATGGAGATTAATGTGGGTGATATCGCCCAGTGCATTCAGATCACTGATAAACTGCTTCGCTGTAACACCCCAGAAACCAATCTCGTCATAAATATAAATATCCGCGTCACTCTGGTGACCAGCCTGCATCCTGAACCAGGAATTATTCTTCGGACTGGTCGTCGGTGTGCTGCGGCTCCTGTCGTTTCGTTGCGGCACTGCTGCCTCCTTTATCACTGGCCGGATCGGTATCAAATACCAGATCCAGCTTGCGGTTTTCATCAATTTCGGCCTTGCGCCGACGTTTGACATCATCCGGATTACGACCACCAGCACGTACCCAGTCTGATTCTGTCGCCGCTCCACCACGAATCTGGATTTTCCAGGCCTCAGCCTCCTTAACAGGGTCAATCCACGGCATCACCGGTCCGGAATACACCGCGGTATACAGTGAAGAACGGTCAAGATCGCGGGGTAGCCTGATAACACCGGATGCCACAGCCTGTTTCAGCCAGGCACGATACATCGGGCGGGTGACGGCACCAATAAACCAGTCCTGCAGGATCAGGTAGCCATCAGTAGACTCAACCAGTTCCTGACGCTGGGCGCTGTAAGTGCCGTTATAGTTGCGTGCCGTACTGGAAAAACTCAGACGACTGCCCGCCGCCACGGCACGCAACTGACCATTACGAAAAGTTTCAAGGTTAGGATTGGGACGATCCGACTTCACCATTCCGATTTCTTCGCCGGGTTTCAGATCGTCGTAAATAATGCCTGGCTGAATGGTAAGCTCGCGTTCATTCTCCTTGCTGCCATTACCATCCGGTTCATAGCTCTGCCCGTCGCCTTTCCGGATGTACATCCCCAGAGCAGCGGCGATCCTTGCTGCAGTCAGCTCAGAATCTTCATACTCTTTCAGGGCACTGAGGCGGATCAGCACACCGGACAACAAAGACGTCCCGCGCATCTGGTGCAGACGGCGAACAAATTTAAGATGCAGCATTCGCTCTGCATCCACTTCTTTGGTTTCCATCTGCCGCCAGGATACGGGACGGCTTTTATACACCAGATATTTTTCGGGACGCCCCCAGTCATCAACAAACACGCCCTGATTCAGCCTGTTGCTCTCATCACTGGTCATGGGAATAAAGTCCGGCTCGAGCGCCTCCAGCCAGAAATGAACACCGGCAGAAGGCGTCAGGCTGTTTATGCGCCCGGAAACCATCTGGGCAAACACCTCACCATCGCGCAGCCAGGTACGCAGCATCAGACGTTCCAGCATCGGACGGGTAAACTGCCCGGTGACTTCCGGACTGACAGACCATTCACTCCATCGGGTGCGTATCTCCGCTGCCAGATCACGGGCAATGGCCCCATTGCGTAATACCGGATGTGGCTCGACAATAATCCCGTTTTTCCCCACCACCCGTTCTTCCAGCTTGTCAAATACACCAATAACCAGATCGTGGTTGTTATCAAGGTAACGGGCCTGCTCACGTAACGACACGGCCCCGTACTGGCTTAACTGGTCGGCAGTTCGGTTCTCCCGCCGGGCTTTGTGTGTCCGCGTCGTTTTTACGGCCTCATAAGCCTGGATCACCGCACGGGAACGCAGCCTTGCCGCTTTCCATCCTGGTGAAAAAACGCCAATCACATCATCAAGAATTGCCATCAGAACCTCGCCAGCCGGTACCCGGGATGCCCCCGTCGTCGTGTAATCAGAGCCGCAAGGCGGCGCTCCCACTCCTGCCGTCCCTGCCGGATCTCAGATAAGTTTTCCATGGTCATCTGCTGACCATTAAAGGTGACGGATTTTCCGTCCAGCACCGCCATTTCAGCTTCCGTATAACGCTGAATCATGGCTTCGATATCATTCTGGTTCATAACCATCCTCCGGAAGTCAGCCAGGGGTTAACATCGTCAGTTACTGTTTTCTTCCGTTTTTGTTTTTTAACAGGCGTGGATACCGGTTCCGGTGAGGGTGACGGTTCGGTACTGTCCGGGACACACTCCAGCCAGGTTTCCCGGCTCGCCCACTCCGGTGCATCCGGCCAGCGGATCTTTTCGTATCCATGCAGAATGACCAGAGCCTCGGCATACACCATCAGGTCAAAAGCTTCGTTGGCACCGCGACCCGGCTTACTCCATTTCCCGTCACTGCTCCGCTCTTCATACGTCAGTTCGTCGTAAAACCAGCTCCCCAGCCAGTCAGGGAAATGCACATAGCCGGGACCTGGCGAGTCACGCCATAACGCGTTATTCACCCGGTCTTTCAGGGCATCCGTCTGAAGAAGCCAGAGCGGTACATCACCTGCGGCCTGCGCCCGTCGGCCCGTTCGTCCGGTGTTATCAGGGAATGTACGGGTGATCAGTTTTGCGCGCCGGATGCTGTCGCCCTTAAACAGGTAAATACGTTTACCAAGGCCATCACGACGGCAACGACGCCAGAATTTATAGGCATTATCAGTGACCCCGTCTTCACCGCCGGAGTCCACCGCCATTGCCATCAGTCGCATTTGTTGAGAAGGATCGGAGGCCAGCGGCCAGCTTTTATGAAAAACATCCGTCAGCAGGACATCCCAGTCTTCCGGATAACTGGCCGGATCAATTCGCTGGCTCTCCCCGTCGCTGTCACCGCGCAATGACTGCGTGATGTTGTAACGATCAATAATCCAGCGTTCGCCACGGCTGCCATAGCCCGTTACCTGAACCACAAAACGGCGATGACGTCCCGCCTGCACATCCACTGTCGCCACAAGGAAATTAACGCCATCCGGCACACTGCGGGAAGGAACTGGCTCTGCCCGCTGCTCAAGCAGTTCACTTTTTCGTTGCTCCATGCTGGCGCGGGGAAGATAAGGTAATCCCCAGTCGGTATTGATAACCGTCTTGAGTGTTTCTTCACTTCCGGTTGTCTCGTATTCCTGTTCTGCAGTAAGCAGTTTGTAAACGAGTTGCGAGAGTGTCTGGTAAGCAGCTGCCGGACCCTCCATCCAGAATGACGCAATACGTGAGCGTCGGGGATCACCATAACGACTGCCATCCGCATTGATGGATTCACCATCCCGCAGCCAGACCCCACGTCCGTTCAGCTCACGTTTTTGTTCAGGCATAATCCGTCCTGAACAGGAAGGACACTGAATATAAGCCGCCTCACTTGCCAGCACGGGATCGGCAATATCACGGAAACCAGCAACCACATCGCCGCAGGGCTGAAAATACTCACCACAGTGTGGACAGGGCCAGTACCAGCGACGGCGATCGCCACGGTTATAGAGCGACAGTATCCCAGTGGTTGGTGGAGCCTCATGCGGTGAAGTCCGTCGCCATTTCACATCCTTCACATCCCTGCCGGGGGAACTCTCCACCAGCGTCATACCACTGGACATAAATGTTGTGGTACGTTTTGAGGCAAGAGAGAAAGCATCCCCCTCGCCATCAATATCTTCCGGAAAACGGTCATAATCCGTCAGCGCGACGCATTTATAATCTGATGAGGACATGATATTGACTGACGGCCAGCCGATTTTCAGGTAGTTGCCAGCAAGGAATGTTCTGTCATAAACGTTGTTGTCATTTTTGTTCGGACTCAGGCGACTGACCACTTCCGGGCTGACGCGAAACGTTCTGGCGAGTCGTTTTTTGGAGTGTTCGCGGGCTTTTTCCTCCGTCATCTGAATGATCAGCATATCCGCAGGGTCGCAAATCACGTTGTAAATCACCCAGCCGTCAATCAGGCCGATAGTCTTGCCGGTTCGTGCCGGGCCAACAAATATCACTGCGTCGTATTCACGCGAGGCCAGGCAGTTCATCGGCTCAATAACATACGGTGCCACCAGCGGATCCCACGGGACTGAGTTCCCTGCCCCCATGGGCACCCGCATATACTGAGCAACGGCATCAGCAACCCGCATTCGTCTCGGTGCGCGAAGGATATAACCTGAATCGGTTCGTGCTGCCTTTGCGGTTTCCTGATTCAGCATTACTCCTCCTGCTGTAATTCCTCCTCATCATCCGCACCTGCTTCGGTCACCCGCAGGGCTATCTGATCGCGCAGATCATCAATAATGGACTGAACACGGCTCACAGCGGCAGGCTGCAGGCCGCAGTCACGTTCCAGAATATCCGGTAATGTCTCCAGCACCTGCACGACCGCTTTTGCCCAGATGGCAAACTCCCGTCTGACATCACTGGCCGGAATGAGTTGTGCCGTTTCCTGTTCGAACTTAAGACGCTCACGTTCAGACTGATACCAGGCTTTGCGTTCATGTGGATCCATTTCACCCTCAGCAACCGGCGGTGGTAACCCCATAAATTCAGTCAGAATATCGGTCAACCGGTATAGCTTGAGTTTGTCATGTCCACCAGCGGGACGAATGTTTTTCAGTCTTGCCACGACAGTCTGGCGGTGCAGACCAGATAAAGCCGCCAGTTGATTAATATTCAGCACCAGGTTTTTCAACTCATGATCCATATTTCCTCCGGAGAGCTTTAAACATGCATCGTGCGAACAACTTTAAGAAAACGCGTTCGATGTCGAACAAAAAACACTCAATTCGACATGCAAAAAACAAATAACCATTAATAATCAATAAGATGCAAAGATGATGGTGGCCAATAAAAATGCAAAAACTAGCCTTTTTCCGCGACGCTCCCGCCCCGTGGCAGGCCACCCCACCGGGAGGACCCGTCAGCCTGACAGCCATGACGAACGTCTGATACAGCACCCTGCATGAATGGCATCGGGATAATCCAGAAAGGAATAGCATCGTACCCACAAGAATCTGTGTGAGTGTCCTGTTTCTTCCACCCCCGCACAGGACTGGCGAGCATGAGGGACAAACCCGCGAATCATTAGCGCGGTAAAAACCCGGTGTGCATCGTTTTTGATTATTCCCGCACACTCTCGCAGAAGGAGTTCCCCGTCGGGCTACGGTCTCTGTTAATACGGGAATACGGCGACGATACAGCGCATGATGTGTCAGGCTTGAATACCTTTATCCGTTAAAAGGGATATCAGTTAAGTTATCCCGTGTAGGGTATAAGCCATTATCAAAGCCACTCTGTAGGGAGTGGCTTTTGTAATGGCAATAAAAAGCCCCGCGAATACGAGGCTAAATCCTGGTATTTGTAATGACTGGCCCTTATCTCAACGCAGCCCCTTACCGCGCGCAAGATGCTCAATATCAAGCATCAGCAATGAGATGTTTAATCTGGATTCACTCCAGAAGTGATCACCACCCTGTCTACAGAGCCAGATGTGAAGGATGATAAGTAAAATTATCGCTATCATCGAAGGCATTGCGTCCTGATGTATTCCTGAAGCGCTCTCAGTGCTGTTTGGTCGCTGATGATTCCGTCCCGGATACCGAGAACGTTTCGTCCAGCAACTGGAGAGAGTTCGACGGTGGCATCATTGCCCATGCCGGAGGCGCTGGAGGTTTCGGCTGAGGATGGCACAGGGCATTTTCCTTTGACGAACACCCGACCACCATTATCAAGCTTGCGCCGAAGAGCATCATTTTCAGCTTTCGCATCAGCTAACTCCTTCGTGTATTTAGCATCGAGTGCATCAGCAGAACGCTGGCGCTGCTGCATGTCAGTAATGGTGGCGGTCGCCTGCTTCAGCTCACTGACTTTTTTATCTCGCTGTTCTTTGTAGGCGATGGCGTTATCACGGTAATGATTGACCGCCCACGACAGGCAGACGATGATGCAGATAACCAGAGCATAAATAATCGCGGCGACTCTGCTCACTGATCTATCCCCCAACAGGCTAATGCGCTTTCTTGGTCACGACGAATAACCTGTCCATAGCAGTTATTTGAACGTATGCGGCAATCGCGCCCACCATCTTTTATCCACCAGCGAATCGCCTCGCATGCACCCTTACGATCACCGGCATTCAGCCGCTTATAAAACGTCGACGGGAAACACTTACCGGGGCCAATGTTATAGGGACAAAATGACGCTATACCCGCTTTCTGTGGTTCGGTCAGTGGTACTTTAATATTGCGCTCCACCCATGCCAGCGCCTTATCACGTTCAATAGCGTTAACCTGGTCGCATTTTTCCTTCGACAGCTTCATTCCCGGTATGACGGGCTTACCATCCACCATTGTGGCACCACGACAGATGGTCCAGATGCCGGAACCATCGCGGTATGCCGTGGTATGGTTACCTTCCTTTTCATTCAGAAACTGGTCAAGAATGTCAGGCGCAGGCGCACCGACGGCAATCAGTGCCAGAACGGCAGCCGACAGGCCATATTTGATTTTTGCGCTCATGGATATTTATCAGGATTTATCGGCTTCAAATCCCCGGATATGTTAAATCTTACCTCGCCAGTGATGGGCACTGGCGGGAGGAGGATGTCAATCTGATAAACACAGAGGTGACTATGGATTACACAAATCTACCAAAACAAACTTTTGCTGATTTAATCGCACTCAGGCAAGCAGTCGTAGCTCTAATCAACTTGTTGCCGGAGAAAGAAAAGGAATTAGTTAAAGCGCTTCTTAACAGAACTGCCGCCGATTTTTCATCATATCCACTGACAGATGACCTTGCGGATCTTCCTGAATTAATTGCAGCGTCCGCCATTAAGCTTACTGAAGAGATTTACCCTCCTCAAAAATCTTCACAAAATTCCTGCGAGTAACCTCAATGCAATAATCGTAAAACGCCGCAAACTGCTCATCGCGGCGTTTTTTTTCATCTTCAGAAGGGATCAGCACCGACAATTTTTTATTCAGATCAGCGACTCTGCCCTCCAGTTTTTCAATGGGCGATTCAATATCATCTTTTTCTGACCGCAATGCCGTCGGTGGCGTCTTCAGAGAACCAGTAATTCTTCCCGGTAGCTTTCCTTTGTAGGTTATCCACACATTCTTCGCATCTAAAATTACGGGGCGCTTTTCCGGCGACTGCTCATCCCCTTCACATAACCCAGCAGCAACATCCAGGAAGACCTGTCTGATGCTCCTTCTGGCTGCTGCCTCATAAACCTCCAGCGCGGCACCTTCAACACGGTCCAGCGAGATGTCCAGGTCAAAAATTTCACCGTCAAAGCGTTTTTTGTCCCGTAACGCTAAAGTTACCGTAACTTTATTCTCAAAATTGCGGATCCCTTTCACAATCAGTTCATAGTTTTGAGTCATTGAATTACTCTCCCCGTGCAGCCTTACGCTTGTCTTCTTTAATCTTGAAATAAAGGTTTGTCAGATACGTCAGCAAGCCAAATACCAGACTACCCAGCACACCTATTGCCGCCCACTGTGAGGGCGTGACTTTATCGAGCAACTGTAAAAACCAGTACCCGGCACTACCTGCTGAGGTGCCATAGGCGACACCCGTTGTTAACTTATCCATGGATTTCATAACCCCACCTCGCAGATGCGGGTGCTGTGTAATGGAAATAAAAAGGCCACCTGACGTGGCCACCAGATTATTTCCCCACCAGCTCGTTTATCTCTTTCACTGTCTGGTTAAACCGCTCTGACTCAAGCTCAACACCTAAGGCCCGACGCCCCAGCGCCATTGCTGCTTTTATTGTGGAACCGGATCCCATAAAAAAATCAGCAACCAGATCACCTGGTCGACTACTGGCATTGATTATTTGCCTGAGCATATCCGCCGGTTTCTCACACGGATGTTTCCCCGGGTAGAACTGAACGGGTTTATGCATCCAGACATCGGTATAAGGCACGGAGACTGATACGGAGAAATAGCGCCGGAGAGATTTAAACTCATCCAGCAATTCAGAATATTTGCGATTCAGTGAATCATAAGATGCCACCAGCTGGTGGTGTGGTTGTTCCAGTTGTTGTTCCTGAAACTTCTCTGCCGCTATACGGGAAAACAGTGCCTGTAACTTCCGATAGTCAGCCTCATTCGGCAACTGCCACTGACTGGCACCAAACCAGTGGGAAACCATATTTTTCTTACCTGTGGCTTCGGCAATTTGTTTTGTCGTTATACCCAGTTCGGCACGAGCATCCCTGAAATACGATATCAGCGGTGCCATTATGTGCTGTTTGAGTTCCCTTTCTTTTGCCGCATAGCCGTCACTTTTGCCGCGATATGGCCCCTGGTAATGTTCAGCAAACAGAACGCGCTCTGTGGCAGGAAAATATGCACGCAGACTTTCTTTATTACACCCATTCCAACGTCCGGACGGCTTCGCCCAGATGATATGGTTAAGCACGTTGAAACGTTCACGCATCATGATCTCAATATCAGATGCCAGGCGATGCCCACAGAACAGGTAAAGGCTTCCGGCAGGTTTTAACACCCGCCAGAACTGGGCCAGACAGTGGTCCAGCCACTTAAGGTAATCTTCGTCCCCTTTCCACTGATTGTCCCAGCCGTTGGGTTTCACCTTGAAGTACGGCGGATCGGTAACAATCAGGTCAATGGAATCATCAGGCAGGGACTGAATAAAATGCAGGCAATCAGCGTTGATTAAATCAACACTGTTTATTTTTACAGTATTTTTCATGGATCAGTAAGCGTAACTCTGGTAGGCTCACTCTGCTTTTGCGCTAAAGCAGTGGGCCGTGGTTCGCTTGTGACCAGTAAGCATGAGCGAATGGCTGGCAGGTGCTACCAACACCCACCAGCCGCCCATTTTCACAGCAGGAAACCGCCATTACTGGCAGCGTCTGAATTTATTCCCGTACCCGCCGTTATCCTTCGCCAGACCCGCCAGAACTAACTGAGTCAGTATTAACTGGCACCGGGCTTCGCTTACTCCGGTAGTTCTCGTCATCATGCGTGGCGTTACCCACTTGTCAGCAGGTAAGAAATGAAGGACTGCGGCGGCGGTTTCTGTCATATCTTGCTGTTTTAGCATGTCTTTTTCCCTTCTGGTTAACATGACATACCAATAACTCTTGTCTAAAAAGCCAGCAAGATAAAAAGTCAGTATTCACGACCACCAGCGTGTTTACTGTACTGCACCAAGTTTACAGGTACAAAAAAAACCGCTCAGCGGCGGGTTTAAGTTGTGTGGCGAAGTAACCACTCTTAACAGCATATTTGATTTTTTACGATTGTAAACGGTTGATTATTCATCTCCAATAAAAATAATTGTGTGGGTATACCCTTAGCAATGGATAAGAAACATGAATAAAATGACTGTACTATTACTTAGCGCAACTATCATTTCAGGTTGTACTTCTTCCGTACCATTGATAAAGAAAACTCAATCAGGAAAACCTGAGGGGGTTTATCAAAATACGACAAAAGATAAAGTCAAAGATGCCCTTGTGAATTACTGCAATAGTAGAGGGTTGATAATTTACAACGCGGATAACAGCAGTGTTATATGTGGTAAAGAACTGGAAGGCGGCTCTGCTTTTTTTGGACAAATGTTAATCGGAAATGCCTATTCAACAACCCCGGTATCAAAAGTCAGATTTACTATCGCTCAAGTTAATAACGATACAAAAGTGTGGGCCGATATGTGGATGGAAACTCAAATGGCAATGGGGCAAGTACAACAAATGGCTATAACAGACAACGCAAGCAAAAACACTATCCAACAACGTCTTGATGAATTAAAACCTTAAGTAAACTAATTAAATAAAATGGGGAGAATAAATCGACTCCCCACACATTAAACTGATTCAATTACCCCCTCAATAAGAGGTCTTCTAACGATCCATCTCTAGCTCAATTTCTAACATCATTAACATGCCATCAACTACACCTTCAGCCTTTTGCAATAAACGCCCAACCCAGCAATCAGAACGCCCATGTTTACGGGCAAGCGCCATAAACGTCATACCACCTACATAATAATCCACTAATAAATCGTGCAAATCGCTGTTGTTCTTTTTCAGGCGAGCCATGCACCCACAAATGATCATCGCGTCATCGTCACAACATTGCGGGCGGGATTTTACTTTTGAAGGGATTAGTCCTTTAAATCCTGCAGCAATAGACGACCAGGTGACATCCTCGTGATTATTTGCCACCCATGCCCCCCAACGTTCAAGAACCATTTGAATATCACGCATCAACTTTCTCCACAAAATCAGGCCAGCACGCCAATTGCCAGCGCACGATCGATAAAACGAAATATCAGCTCCAGTTGGGAGCCATACTTCTCTTCAAATGCCACGGTATCCGCATGCAGCTCGTCGTGATGCTTTCTGCACAAAGGCAACACAAAAAGGTCATGCGCTTTTGTTCCCATTCCACCCTGACCGTGACCTATCAGGTGGTGGGGATCATCAGCAGGCTTTCCACAACATGCACACGGCTGTGTCTTAACCCAGCGCGTGTACTTTTCATTAACCCAGCGGCGACGTTTTGGGCGTAACATAAAAGACTCCGGCGACTCTGGATCCACTTTCAGCGCCAGCACCTTTTTCGCTTTATCCTGGATGATGCTGGTGGCAGGAACCGAAGGCACAAGGTCACTTTCCCGGGTGACAGACGGCACAACAGGCTTCGGTAATCTCAGTGCCTTACGGGCTGCACTTTCCGGTAAGGCATCCGCCAGGTCATTACGAATCAGCCACCAGCACAGTTCCGGCATTGTCACAACGTGACTGTCATCAAAACCGAGATCCCGACGCACAACAGACAACACCCAGCGGGTACAGTTATCCGTTGCCATTGATTCCAGCCGTTCCGTGAACTGATCGCGCAGCTGGTTATCGCAGTGCCAGCACAGACGGATTGCGCCCGGCGTGTGTCGCATTGTGGTCATGTTCTCGCTGTGCCAGTCGGAATGAGGCCACTGGCAACCTTTTTCACGAAGTAACCAGCGTTCAAGACATTCCACTCCACCAGCACGACGAATCACTGCCTCATTGCGGAACACGGCCCGAACGGCAGGATCATCCGCCAGCGGTTGTGATGCCGCCGGAACGGCACCACTGGCGAAAGATGAATAACGTTCCGGCTCAGGCTCCAGCAGGACACGCCCCTGCATAAACAGGGGCATCAGCTCTGAACCGGGCCTGAACAATACGATCCCCATACGCGGGGCAATTTCAGGGGTCAGTAGCGCTCTCACGGTCACCTCAATGAACGGTATCGAGCAGCTTTAACAGCTCAGGGAACCGGGATTCGAAGAAATGCGGCTGCGTCTCGCGCGGATTTGCGGGACTGGTGATGTTCTTGCCGAACATGCAGCCTTTCGCCGTCAGCGACCAGAATTTTTTGATGTTGTTAATCGCAGTGCGGCTGTATCGTTCACGTTGTTCAACGATCCCCAGCTTCGCCATCTGGTGATATGCCTGATTAGCTGTCAGGCGGATACCATACTGCTTCAGCAGTGCACTCAGTGACAGCGTGGGGCGGCTTGAGCCATCAGGCGCGTCAGCAGGAGCATCAATGGCATAGCGCGGTGCCAGATTCGGTAAGCCAACAGCCTCCTGGAGTTTCTGACAGGCTCCAAGCACTGATGAGTTAGACAGGTTTAATTCCCGGCGCATAAAGTCCAGCAGGATCACACCAGCCTGCATCTTGTCAGCAGCCTGTCCGGATAATTTTTCCGGTGCGCTGGTTACCATGTCGAAAGTACGGATCACCTTCAGATGGAATGACGGGCTGATCCACATTGCATAGGCATACACCAGTTCTTTGCAGACATACGTCCCCTGGCTATTTCCGCCACGAATAACGTTAACTGGCTCTATATTGACCGAGTTGCAAATCTGCAACTCGCTTATTAAACGTTCAGTTTGCTCATTGCGGAGCCAGAATGCAGGCTTATGCTTATCCAGAGAACCGGCAGCCCTGTGCAAATCGTTCAGGCTGTAACGACCATAAGCATCACGACGAACTTCAATACCATCAATGACCATCAGATTATTCATACTTCGTTTCTCCTCTTGATCAGGCGGCTGCACCCGCCGTTTTCTCGTACTTACTGATAGTGATCTCGACCTTCCCTTTCGGGATAACCGGTCCCCACTCCACCAGCATTCTTTTCACCTGTCTGTCGTCTTCCCACACACCCGCGTGGGTCAGGGCGTCAAACAGCGCCTTGTTATAGTTGTCCAGATCGCGGATCCGGTTATCCGGAGGAAACAACACGATCTCCACTGAAGCAGGTGCCGACGTTGGTTTCGGCAGACGACGTAACTGCTCAACTATTGCTGCGCATGCCGCGCTCTGGAATTTGCGCCCCGCTGCGCTTATCAGACTCTTACCAGCAAACGCCCCTTTGTTGGGGTGTCGCCAGTACGTGTTCACGCTGGGCGGGAAAGGCAGGATCAGCTTCATACTTTCAGGCCCCTCTCATGTAACCAGTGGGCTGCACGCAGTCTGGCGTTTTCCTCACCGGCAAGCAGTGCGCGGATAATCCCGGCTGCCTCGCTGTCGTCGTCCTTCACCGCGGTATGAAGCGTTATCCCCCGTGCCACGCCACGCTTTATCGTGATGACGCCTTTTTTCTCCAGTGCGCGAAGATGCTCCACCGCTGCATTCACTGAACGGTATCCCAGCATGGTTGCCACCTCCTGATTAGTTGGCGGGAAGCCACGTTCTTTCTGGTAAGAAATCAGCATATCCAGCACCTGCTGCTGGCATTGAGTTAACGTCGTCATGCCGCCATCTCCCTGACCAGTTTTTCCGCCTGCTGGCGAACCTGCGCCAGAAACGCCTCACCACATGCCTCAAGTTCATCGCGCCCGATGTAGCTGATTGCCGGTCCCTTCCAGGTCTTATCGAAAACAGCAATAGCACCAGCGAAGAAAGCGCCTGTCGGCACCTGCTTCTCGTCTTTCGGGATAAACCAGGCAGGCAGTTCAAAACCAATACGCCCGCGAATAAAAGCAATATGGTCTGCATCTTCCGGCCACCACACTTCGCTGGTGGCCGCTTTGATCAGGAAAACATAGCGCCCGCCCTTATCACGCATGGCACTGGCATGTTTCATGATGTAACGCATGCCGGTGATGTATTGCCCCTCATGCTGACTGGCGCGGCTGTATGGGGGATTACCAAAGGCAGCACCTTTAAGCTCCGCAAGACGTTCTGACCAGTCATGCGCCAGCGCGTTATCTTCCGCCGTGTAATACGCGGCACATTTGGCGTTATCACCGTCAGTAAACAGATCCAGAACAAACGGGCCAAACAGAGTGTTAATTCCCCAGAAAATGTTGTCCGGCGTGCGCCACTGATCGCCCACTTCCTTCAGTTCATGGGCTGGTTTGTTCCGCAGTTCCACCAGTGCCTGACAATATTTATTACTCATTAAGCCCCCACGTAATTCCCTGACAGATACCACTCTTCACCCGATGCTGCGCGCTTGCTGCTTTTCTGTAAGCACTGCTCACGACGCGCCAGAAAATTGTTTCGTTCTGGCTGGGAGTGGCTTTCACGGAATGCCGCCATCCACACCGTTGCAGCACGACGGTATAAGCCCCTAGACTCCAGTTCTTCAGCCTGGCGGGTCAGGCACAAAATCACCCGGGGATCGTTAGTGCCGACATAGAAATTGCGCACAGGTCTGGTTTCACGAACTGGTTGTGGTTCCGGCTCCTGCGCTCTCTCAGTCAGGCGCGGGAAATGTCTGCGTGTATCTCCTTCACAACGGTGAGCCACACGCCCACTCTGACGTAACTTGCTTGCTGACTGCAGAACGCGCTGTCGTGAGTAACCTGCAAAAGCATCCGCAATGTCTCCGGAAGTACACCCCGGATGGGCTTCAATGAATTTCTTAACTTCATTCAAAAGACTCATAATCACCCCCTGAATCCTGCCGGGATCTGGCTGTAGTCCACGTTGTCGTAACTGGCTTTGAAGTACGGGTCCTCGCGTCTGGCTGCAGATACCGCAGGAACTTCCCAGGATTCTTCGAAATGACGATCCGGACCAAAGAACGTGACAGCCTGTTTCACAAATTGTGTGCCGCTGTTACCCATCGCAGATACCCAGCCCGCGTAGCGTTTCACACCTTCCAGCATGGTTTCGGGGTTTACTCCCTCATTCAAACGGGCTTTCCAGGCTTTGAAGGCTGCAGATTTTGAATTGCCACCAGCACGTTTGGGATATGCCAGCCATGCCTGCTCAAACTCCGGAGAGTATTCCGGTCGGTTTGAACGAACTCGCACGGACTCATCAACTGATGCACCAACAGCTATTGGTTCATTGACTGGTTCTTTGACTGGTTCAAAAGAGTGACTGGTTCTGGGTGAATCTCCTGCACTACCCCCTGGTGCAACTCCTGCACTACCTGGTGAATTTGCTGCACCAGATAGTGAATTATTTGCACTACCCCCTAGTGAATCTCCTGCACCATCCAGATGAAGGAGATAGATATTACTTGAGTTACCTTTTTCACCTTTCCGAGTGACTTTTTTTACCAGCCCGGACTCACAAAGGGCCGCAATATGATTCATCACAGAACGTTTACTAATCTCGCACTGGTCAGCAATATGCTGGTAGCTGGGCCAGCACTCCCCCTGATCGCTGGCATTATCAGCCAGCTTGATCAGAACCAGTTTTCGCAATGGATTACCCACTCGAATTTTCATCGCTTTAACCATCAGCTCCATACTCATGCAGCACCTCCGAGATGCTTCATGTTTTTTCCGGAGCGAAAGGCTATAAGCGGCATACTGACGCGGTAACTACGGCCCAGCGGTTCACAAATCACCTTCTGACATTCACGGTCAACCAGGCTAACACGTAGAACATGCCCTGCAGGTGTGGTGTACCACTGACCCGGACGAGGACAACGGAAAGTCTGATTGGTAAACCGTTTGAAAATATTCCGGATCATTTGCGCCCCCTTACCTCTGAAGGGTTCAGCGACAAATTTATGAGGCAGGCCAGTGCCGAAGCATCATTAATATAGTCATACAAGCTAACAGCCAGCGGAGATTCGGCTTTTGCCAACATAGGATAAAGCTGCTGCAGCCAGACCTGATGAATTGATGAAATGTAGGAATAGAGAACGCTGGCGTTATGTGCAACGTCGCTCAGTACAGAGGGATTTGAAAGCTGTTTCTCCATCTGGTTAAAGGCATTGATGTATGCCTCTTTGAACTGGGCAGCACGTTTACCCGTGAAACCCATAGCAAGAAACGCAAAGCCGTCGCGGGTTATTTGATAGCAAGGTAGTTTGCGGCCTGTGCAATCGGTGTAATCACTCGCCGAAAAATTGCGGGAAGTGAATGATGCAGAGCATTCAAGCGTGCGGATCTTTTTCAGTACATCGTCATGACGTTTGGAGAAGAAGTTGGCAACAGCCAGGGATGAAGTAACAGCCTGACCATCAACGATGGCAATTTCAGGTTGAGTGAGGGTTGGGATCGTAGCCATGATGGCAGCCTCTTTGGTGATTTTTAATAACTCACCACCAAGGCTTTCCACGACCTTATTGGTGGTGAGACGTACAGGGGTGGAAATACCGGTCACCAAAGAACCCGGCCCAACCGAAGTTGGCCCTGCACGCCCCACCATAATTTGGGCGTAATGCTGCTCATTACACAAAAAAACCGCAAGAGCGCGGTTGTGCGCTTTGGTGAATTCCGAGTTTCCACGCCCGGCACCCGCTTTATAAGGTGCCTGAACAGTGTAACGTCCCGGAATGGCAGAATCAATGTGCTGGTGGTCCTTCACACTCAACAAAATCACGCCTGAATTTCCACAAAGGACTAAAGCACTCATGCGGGTAGTCTTTGCGAAGATAGATAACGCGCTGTGTTTCTGGCTCCCAACGAATAACATGGACATAAAGCCCTCTTCCGTCACGAAACCAGCGGTTAAGTTCCTGCACAACTCGCCCCCCACAGTCAGGTAAAGTTCTCTGTGGTTACTTACAGCCAAGTGATTTGGTAATCTGCATTCATGCCGTAACAACAGGTGTTCAGCGACACTGACCACCAGCTGTTGCGACAAACGGTTATTTGCCGTTAAACTGTTCATGCGTTAGTTTCTCCACAGACACAAAACGCCACGACGCCCGGAGCTGCACACTCGCGGGCGTCACTCTTTTCTGGAGCGCAGAAGATTTTGTAGACCAGTGCTGCATGCTCCTGGAGCTTCGAAATTGACAGATACAACTCATCATTAATTGCTGTCTGCTCGTGTGGCTCCACGACCCCATCTTCGATTGCCGAACGAATCTGCTTTGAGTAATTCCCGATCTGTTCGATGACTTCCAGCAGGCGCTGGTTTATATCGGCGTTCTCTACTTCCTCAATTTCAGGAAGCGATACGAACACCCCACCAGCAGACTGTGCGACAGCATCCGCAATGTAGTGAGTGCCAGCCGCGCGCTGTAAAACCATTGCCCATCCCAGCGGGAAAATCTGATCGCCATCTGCACGAAGGCGGTTGAATAAAGCGTTCTCTGTTACATCCAGCCAGTCAGCAGCTTCAGCGTAACCCCCAGGCAATGCCGCGATAGTTTTTCTGACAGCTTTCACGTACCATTCAGGTTGTTTTTCCACTTTCCAATGATGCTTACCCACGGCTTACCTCCTGTTCCTGTGGTTTAAACCCATTCTGGTTTTGGCTAGATTGAAAACGTGCCGGATAAAGAATCTGCATTTCGCTGATTTCACCCTTAAAAAAATTGGCCAGACGTTCTGCAAGATCGATAGATGGAATTTGTTCCAGTCTTTCAATACGACTCAGCGTCGCTGGATTGACCTGAACGCCCGCAGCAACATGCTGCAAAGTAAATCCGTGCGCCTTACGCACATTCCGTAATGGTGATTGCATATAACCTCCACATATTGCGTGATGAGCATATTATTTCACGCAAATATTTTGCGCAAGTTGATTTGCTTAACGCGCAATAAAGAAATGTAATAAACGCATGAACATAGGAAATCGAGTCAGACAACTTCGCCAGGCGAAGAACATGAAAATCGCCGATCTCGCTGAAGCAATAGGAGTGGATGCGGCGAATATCTCGCGCCTCGAAACAGGTAAGCAGAAACAATTCACTGAACAAGCCCTGAGTAATATTGCCAGGAGCTTAGGTGTTGATATTGCTGATCTCTTTACCTCAGACCTCAAAAGTAATACTGTATGTAAAAACAGTATTAGTGAGGATGTTGCGCAGGTGAAGGATGTATTCCGTATTGAAATGCTGGATGTCAGTGCCAGTGCGGGAAATGGCCTTATCCAGGGCGGTGATGTCATTGATGTGATTCATGCCATTGAATACAGAACTGATAATGCTGTATCGATGTTTGGTGGACGACCAGCAAATCACATTAAAGTTATCAACGTTCGTGGGGACAGTATGTGTCCAACCATTGAGCCAGGAGATCTCATCTTCGTTGATATCAGTATCAATCAGTTTGATGGGGATGGTATATATGTATTTGGTTTTGATGATAAAATTTACGTCAAACGACTGCAAATGATACCTGATAAACTGCTGGTAATTTCTGATAATCAGATTTACCGCGAATGGGGAATTACCAGCGAAAACGAACACCGGTTTATGGTCTTTGGAAAGGTCTTAATCAGTCAGTCACAAACCCTTAAGCGACACAATTAACCCCCTACCTCAACATCAATTAGCCACCAGAAGGTGGCTTTTCATTACTCACGCTATTGCATATCTCGCAACAAAACACTTGCACATTACGCAATTTCATTTTATCTTTCTTTCCAGACCAACAAACAAGGTCCTAACAAAATTTGGTTGTAACACGGCGTATGGCACATGCGTCGTTAGCGGTCTGGGGACGTTAAAGGGGACAATCCACTCCTTGCTCGAGCAGACAAACCAGGTAGCCGGAATGTGCAAGTCAATGAGGATGCTGATAAGACGCCTAACCAGCGTGGCGATTCGGTTTGACGCCTGGGAAGAGACCAGGGTGCAACGATGAGGGCATTTATGGAACCGCGACAAAGTGTGGTGCCGTAACTGGCTAAGTGCTCTCAGCGTTGTGGTGAATGCGCAGGCTGATGCGCGAAAGACATTGCAGCTATTGCGGAAAAGAGCTGTTCGGCGGGGCAATTAAACGCCCGTGAGAGTCTGAAATAACCGCAAGCCGGAGATCAGCACCGGTCACCACAACAGCCACTGCTTTGGCGGTACCAGTTTGTACACTTGCTTCCGGCTGGTACCGCTCTTTTTACAAAACAGAGAAGAGCATCACCGGACGACGGGCTCATAACCCAATCCATCCGGGCGGCAGTCACCGCAGGTGTTCTTCTCTGTTTTGTGGAGAAACCAACCGACCTTGCAGGGTCGATATGATGAGGAGCAGCAAAATGGCTAGCGAACGCAGTACTGATGTGCAGGCATTTATCGGGGAGCTGGACGGCGGCGTATTTGAAACCAAAATCGGCGCTGTTCTCAGTGAAGTCGCTTCCGGTGTGATGAACACGAAAACCAAAGGTAAGGTCTCGCTCAACCTGGAAATCGAACCGTTTGATGAGAACCGTGTGAAAATCAAACACAAACTTTCATATGTTCGCCCGACTAACCGCGGGAAAATTTCTGAAGAAGACACCACCGAAACGCCGATGTATGTCAATCGCGGTGGTCGCCTGACTATTCTGCAGGAAGACCAGGGACAATTACTGACTCTTGCCGGTGAACCTGACGGAAAACTCCGCGCAGCAGGTCATTAATATCGTTCTTAATTAACTGATTATTTATCTCATCACTGAATATCTTTATATAGTGAGGACTTATTATGTCTCAGAACTTAGACGCAACCGCAATTAATCAAATCCATGCTCTTATTTCTGCTCAGGGTGTTAATGAAATTATCAGTAAGATTGGTGCCGATGCTGTGGCATTGCCTGAGAATTTCCGCATTCATGATCTGGAAAAATTTAATTTAAATCGCTTCCGTTTCCGTGGTGCGCTTTCCACTGCCAGCATCGATGACTTTACCCGTTATTCTAAAGATCTTGCAGATGAAGGCACCCGCTGCTTTATCGATGCCGATAATATGCGAGCCGTCAGTGTGCTTAACCTGGGTACTATTGATGAACCAGGTCACGCAGATAACACCGCCACTCTCAAACTGAAAAAGACAGCACCGTTCTCTGCTCTGTTGTCTGTTAACGGCGAGCGTCATTCCCAGAAGTCACTGGCAGAATGGATTGAAGACTGGGCCGACTACCTTGTGGGCTTTGATGCTAATGGTGACGCTATTCAGGCAACAAAAGCGGCTGCGGCTGTCCGTAAAATCACGATTGAAGCAAACCAGACCGCTGATTTTGAAGATAATGACTTCAGCGGCAAACGCTCCCTGATGGAGTCTGTCGAAGCGAAAACCAAAGATATTATGCCAGTGGCATTTGAATTTAAATGCGTTCCGTTTGAAGGTCTGAAAGAACGTCCATTTAAATTACGCCTCAGCATTATCACTGGCGATCGTCCTGTACTGGTTCTGCGCATTATTCAGCTGGAAGCAGTGCAGGAAGAAATGGCTAACGAATTTCGTGATCTGCTTGTTGAGAAATTCAAAGACAGCAAAGTAGAAACCTTTATTGGTACTTTCACCGCCTGATTTCATTACTGCAAATGCCCCTGCGGGGGCATTTATGGAAACGTAATTAACTCAATAATCGCCGGATGGTGCGGGATTCCTTTTACCCGAATTCAGCGCGGTGCAGCGCATATAAAGTGGAGAACGAAATGTCATTTATTAAAACTTTTTCCGGGAAGCATTTTTATTATGACAAGATAAATAAAGACGACATCGTGATTAACGATATCGCGGTTTCCCTTTCAAATATCTGTCGCTTTGCAGGACATCTTTCACACTTCTACAGTGTCGCCCAGCATGCGGTGCTTTGCAGCCAGCTGGTGCCGCAGGAATTTGCTTTTGAAGCGTTAATGCATGATGCAACAGAAGCGTATTGCCAGGACATTCCCGCTCCACTGAAACGCCTTCTTCCTGACTATAAACGGATGGAAGAAAAAATAGACGCCGTAATCCGTGAGAAATACGGGTTACCCCCGGTTATGAGCACGCCTGTGAAATATGCCGATCTCATCATGCTGGCAACCGAACGCCGCGATCTCGGGCTTGATGATGGCTCTTTCTGGCCAGTACTGGAAGGTATCCCGGCAACAGAAATGTTCAAAGTTATTCCACTGGCTCCGAGCCATGCCTACGGGATGTTTATGGAGCGCTTTAACGAGTTATCGGAGTTACGCACATGCGCATGAATGTTTTCGAAATGGAAGGGTTTCTTCGCGGGAAATGTGTACCACGAGATCTGAAAGTGAATGAAACAAATGCTGAGTACCTGGTACGTAAATTCGATGCGCTTGAAGCTAAATGTGCGGCACTGGAAAACAAAATAATACCAGTGTCAGCTGAACTGCCGCCAGCAAATGAAAGTGTTCTGTTATTTGATGCTAACGGAGAAGGCTGGCTAATTGGCTGGCGTTCTCTCTGGTACACCTGGGGACAAAAAGAAACCGGAGAATGGCAGTGGACATTTCAGGTCGGGGACCTTGAAAACGTCAATATCACTCACTGGGCAGTAATGCCGAAAGCACCGGAGAATAAAAAATGAGCGTGATAAAAACTCATACAGGAATTGTTATCACCCGAGACGGTCCGCAGGTAAAAAAACTGCACCAGACAAAGCGGATGTGGGTCGTCGGAAAAAACGAGTTTTACCACAAAGAAACCGGACGCCGCCACTTTGCAGAAAATACTCGCCGCCGACTGCTGATCGATACCATCAAGCCTATCGAGGTGAAGCATGTTTAAACAGAACGAAAAATCTATCGCTCAAATTGCTGAGTATATCCCGCGTGCGTGCCGGGGTATGCAGTTGCAGGAAGCCAAAGCGCGCCTGGAGAAAAAAATTGCGCTCTATATTGATGACGGCTGTGATGCCGCCGTTCTTAACGCGGCGTTCGCACCAGCTCTTAACTGTCATACGCGAGAGTCTTTTTTTTCGTGCATCGCAGCGCAGATCCGTAAAGGAGGCACCAGTGAGCGAGATTGACTATCAGGCGTTGCGTAAGGCAGCACAAAACTATCAATCGACTCTGGCGTGGTATCAGGAAAAGCCAGACAGTCCAAACGCTGAACAGGATTGTGATGCAGCTTTAGCGGCGTTTAAGCGAGAAATCCGTCATCGGGAAGTGGACATTATCGCCGGGCTGTTGGATGAGCTGGACGAAAAACAGCAATACATCAAACTCCGCGACCAGGAGAACGAGGATATTGCGCTAACGGTAGGGAAGCTGAGAGTTGAGCTTGAGGAGACAAAATCAAAACTCAACGAGCAGCGTGTGTATTACGAGGGAGTAATCGCGGATGGAAGTAAGCGCATAGCAGAGTTGCAGACAAAATCTGCACCAGATTCGTTTGGCATCATCGGTGAAAATATTCGAACACAGGACAATCATATAACGTCAGACCCTATGTTTTGTGTGTATCAAAAGCGCGAAATCGTTGTTGATGCTGATTATGACTATGACCGGATTGTCTGGGTTGATGAAGATGGCAATGAAGCCAATAAACGCCAAAGTCGTCGTCTCGAACTACTTCATGAAAACTTTCGAGAGCCACCAGAAAAATGGCGGCGCGTTGCTGTGAAAGATATTGATGAATTCGTTACCTGCTGTTTCACCGAACAGGGTTGTAAAGACTACCTGGCAGCCAATGGTCACAATCTTCGCTTGCCATTTGTATATGTAAAAAGCGGTTTCAGGAACGCTGAATATATCGGCATAAGAAACTGGCTTGCTGGCATTCGCATCAAAGGAGAGTGATATGGCAACTTTGCAGGAATTAATCGACCTGACGCCAGAACAGGAAAAAGCGTGGAATCGCCTTGTGAAGGCTGTAAAGGATTTCAGGGCAGCCGGAGGAAAGTTTTATAGCGTCCTGGACACGCTGAGCGCATACAACGGCGAGCACGTTGCCAGCATTGATAACGATAAGGGCTACCACACTGCAAGCGTTTATATGCCTAGCATTGATGCGCCAGGGCTAACCAGTTGGGCTGATGATTGGCACGGCATCACGCTGAAAGATGGCGTTGAAGTGGATGAGGACTAACACATGACAACTTTAACCGACAAAGAAATGATTAAAGAAATCAAAGAACGCATAGGCAGCCTGGACGTTCGAGACAATATTGAGCGCCGGGCTTATGAAATTGCTCTGGCATCGCTGGAAGCGGAGCCAGTAGCGTCATGCATTATTGAAGATGGGAGCATGTGTGTTGACGGGTTCGGTGAGTATGTAGGTCACTCGCTGCCTGATGGAACGCACCAGCTTTACACTGTCCCTCCAGCGCCGGTAGTGCCGGAAGAAATGTATTGGCAGGATGCGCCAGTTGAAGGCAGCAGCAAAGCGGCTGCATACGCTACAGGCTGGAATGCCTGCCGCGCTGCCATGCTCTATAGTGCCGTACCTGCAAGCCGGGCTTACAAGTTGCCACAAACGCAGTTTAAACAGGTTGCTGACCTCTACGAAATGCAATTTGATGACGGTCGCACTTGTGCCTTTCACACTGATGCGCAAAAGGCTGTGCAATGGCTTCAGGCGTGCGACGGAAACAGGGTTCAGGAATACGTTAAGCTGGAACGATTGCAGAACGCACTGTCTGGCAACTCTCCGGTAACTCCGGATGGTTGGGTTATGGTGCCGAAGAGACTAACAGCCGAGAACGGCGCTAAGGGGGTGCTATCCGGTGAATTTTCAGAAACTACGTTTATAAGCTGCCTGGAATGCTTTGGCGATGATGATTGCGATACCTGTGACGGGAGCGGACGTATTGAAATTAAAGTGCCAGTCACGTGGTCGACCATAAAATCTATCTGGGATAAAGGTATCGAGTATTTTGCAGCAAAACCATCACAAGAGGTGAAGTGATGAACAACTTAATGATCGACCTTGAGACGATGGGGAAAAATAAGGATGCACCGATCGTTTCCATTGGCGCGGTGTTCTTCACTCCAGAAACCGGAGACATCGGACAAGAATTCTATACGGTTGTTAGCCTGGAAAGTGCTATGGGGCAAGGAGCTACACCTGACGGCGATACCATCCTGTGGTGGTTGAAACAAAGCCCTGAAGCACGAGCTGCAATCTGTATTGATGATACTTTGTCGATCAGCGATGCTCTCTCAGAACTAAATCATTTCATTAACCGGCACGCAGCCAATACGAAATATTTAAAAGTCTGGGGTAACGGGGCCACCTTCGACAACGTAATTTTACGTGGAGCTTATGAGCGAGCAGGACAAATCTGCCCGTGGGCATACTGGAATGACCACGATGTACGCACGATCGTTACGCTTGGGCGTTCCATCGGATTCGACCCCAAAATAGACATGACTTTCGATGGCGAACGGCACAACGCCCTGGCCGATGCCCGTCATCAGGCAAAATATGTTTCCGCTATCTGGCAGAAATTAATTCCTGCCACCAGCACAGAATTATGATTTTCCCGGGTGCAGCCGGTTTTGATGGAGAAAATTATGAACACCTTGTTTTTACTGATGGCTGAATTCAATACCCCTAACATTGAACTCTCAGCAGTTAGCCAAAAGTACTTTGGCATGAGTCCAGCCACGGCAGAAGCAAAAGCAAACGCTTGTAAGTTGCCCGTTCCAACATATCGCATCGGCACATCACAAAAAGCAAAACGTTGCATCAATATTCAGGATCTTGCGGAATACATAGACAAAAGACGAGAAGAAGGACGTATCGAGTGGGAACAGGTCAGAACAGGCAAACAGAAGGGCAAAGAACATCACTAAAGAAAAAACCCGCCTAAAGGCGGGTTTTCAAAAAGCACCAGCTATGATCATGCTACTTTGCGACGACGAAGCTTACCCTGCTGCTCTTTACCAGAGACAGTAGCGTGAGTGAACGCATTAGGAGCAGCCTTCATCAGAACTTCAACAGCAGCCCCCATACCTGCGAATGCTTTCATTGTGTCGAACTTAACCTGTGGCTTGGTTGCTTTTTGATCTTCCATAGAAAACTCCAGAAGCTATACCGAAAAAATTCCTGTTGTTTACTCATCATCAATAGATGATACGCAATATTTATTTTTAAATTTAAGGTTCTTTGGCGTAACTTCATCAGATATATCAAAACCGTCCAGAATTCTATTGAATGTAGCTTCTGGCATATCATCATGAACAGAAATCTCACCCGATCGCTGCTTTCTAACCATGTTATCCACTCGCCAAATTATAGCTTCAGCGTAAACAACATAACTTGGATGCTTGATAAAGCGATGATCACCAGAATTCAAGACGCAAGACGGATCGTGGGGGACACCATCCTTGATACTAGAAATATTAACAACTAAAACACAATAACAATCGTTAACGGGGTAATAAACAGGATCATTACAAATCACATGAAGATGATTGCATGGCCCTGTTGGGGCAAGCACAGTTCCTTTCCTGTATGGCTGATAATCCGTCATGATAATTGCAAAGAAAATTCCTTAAGTTTCTGAGATTCTTCCATTTTGCCAATTATATGATTAGCCTCATCCTCGCTTTTACCCTCACTGATCAGCATTTCTTTCAGATCTATAGGCTTACGGGAATAGCCGGGATCGTGCCACTCTGGACAAACGCTTTCTAAATGCGTCATGTTTGCGAGATCAAATCGGTTCATATGCCCATACAGAGAATAGATTTCATCTAAAATCCGGATATCTGCACGGCTCAACTCATCAAAGACCTCGTCTGCATCCATTTCCCTCGGATCTGAACGCAACAACACATCATGCCCGTTCGTCTCTATCAAGTTGTACCAGTAGTCACCAATGCCTTCAGCCTTACCACGAATCAAGTTCAGCGTATTCGACATGACTGGTCCAAATTTCATAGAGTAAAGGCTATCTTCGCCGATCATCCTGCCATGCTTCAAAATCGACTTGCGGTTAGACAGATAGAGCAGCTTCATCAGTTTCAGATATGCCATGCGCCCACCTCGCTTAAGAAGTAGGTATGCAGCCATTTGAGCTACTTTTTCTTCGCAAAACATATAAGAAACCTCAAAAAGATAGTGAACTTTGTAATTATTCTCGATACTTCATGGGTCGCTTCATCACCAACATGAGCTTCTTATGGTGTGCCCACTTGAGCCTAAGCAACCAGTTACCTTGTTTGTCAAGTTTATAGCTGGCTTTAATCATGGTCAATTGAAGTGATGGACAAATGATGCTTTCTAAGAATGGCAGGTTCCCAATAGGCTCCCACAAAGTGTATAACTAGTTGTTTTTCAAAAACGGTACATCCTATCAAGCAT